AAGGCATAGGCGAGCAAGCGTGGGGCGCCTACATTACCGAACAGGCCAATATTGTTGAAGGTGTTGCCGGTTACCGGGTGGCCGTTGTGCCACAGCTTCACGGTAACAACCTGGGCGCCTTGGCGGGCCGTTTGTGTAACCGTTCGTTGAGTATTGCCGATTCCCCTATGCGGGTAGCGTCTGGCCCCGTGTTGGGCTTAGGTACCCGGCCCGTAGATTCGGCGGGTGTACCGCTAAACAATTCTATGCTGGCCGCCCTCGATGCCGCTCGCCTTTCGTGCCCACAGGAATACGCCGACTACCCCGGTATATTTTGGGGCGACTGTAATTTGCTCGATGCACCCGGTGGTGACTACCAGGTAATAGAACACCTACGGCCCGTAGACGAAGCCGCGCGCGCTGTTCGGTTACTGGTCATTTATAGAGTGGGCAACCGTTCGTTAAACAGTACCCGGGTTTCCATTGAAGCCAACAAAACGTATTTCGCGCGGCCCTTGCGTGAAATGAGTAAAAGTAAAGTGGTAGCGGGTGAGCACTTCCCCGGCGATATAAAGCAGCCGAAAGACGACGCAGTAACCATTGTATGGCCTACCCCTACGCGGGTAGAGGTTTATTTAAAAGTGCAACCGTACAACGCGCCCAAGCAAATTGAAGCCAATATTATTTTGGATTTAAACGGCAGCTAACCGCAAACAGTACGTTCAACTAATTATTTTTTGGAGCAAAACAATGGGCAGACGATTAAGCGGCCGCGATATGGAAACCATGGTGGGTGACTTCATGGTACGAATAGAAGAGGCCACACTCGACATAGAAGACGGCAGCGCAAGCACCAAAACAGGCGGCCGCCCCAATGGTTACATTCGTGGCAACGTTAGCGCCAGCGGTGAAATAACCCTGGATATAGCCAACTTTAATGTGCTGGTAGAAGCCGCTAAAAAATCCGGTAGCTTTCAAGAGTTGGAACCGTTCGACATTGTGATGAACGGCGAAACCACCAGCGAAAAATTAAAGGTGGAGGCGTTCGAATGCCTGGTGAAAGTGTCCAGCCTGGTAAACGCCAGCGCCAACGGTGAAGAAAAGCTCACCGTAAAATTACCGTATGAGGTAACGGGCAAGGATTTTGTGCGCATTAACGGCGTGCCCTACGCGCCGGAAAGCGATATAGAAAACCTTCTCTAATATGGACATTGCCGACCACGCAGCAGACCTGGAAGCGCTACAGCGAGACATTGCCCTAAAGCAAGCGCGTAGCGCAACCAGCCACCGCCCAAGCCTGGCACAGTGCCAAGATTGCGGCGACACCATACCGCCACAGCGGCGGGCTATAGGGGGCGTTTGCCGGTGTGTGGAATGCCAAACCTATTTTGAAAAAGGGGCCGGTAGGTGAACGAAAAACACAATTTATTAACGCATTACCTTATTACCGTTTTCGGGGCTGCCTGGGGCTTAACGTTTGAGCAAAAAGCCACCCTGGTGTTGGTGTTAATTAGCGTTGGCACCTTTTTCGTAAACTGGTATTACAAATCAAAAGTATTTCACGCAACACACAAACCGGAGAGCCAAAACGATGAGCGCTAAAGTCGAAAAAAATGTACAAGAAATTGAACTGGAGGCGGGCGGTAAAGATTTTACCTTTACGGTAACGCGCGAAAGTTACAACCGTTATATAAACAGCGTTACGGCGGCCAACAAAGTAGCGCCAAGCCATAATTTTTTAATGGATTGTGTAAACGACGATAGCCGTACAAGCCTGCGCGAGCTGCTACAAGTTTCGCCCGGTGGGGAAGTGCAAATGGCGGCCGCCGTAATGGAAGACTACACGAAGTGCAAATGGCGGCCGCCGTAATGGAAGACTACACACCCGATTTGGCCATTGTTGTAAAAAAGCGCAAGCGCTAGCCGACCGACTAAAAGAAAACGGTTACAGCGAATTGTGCGCCCTGGCGGCAAAGCATTTACCAGGGAAACCGCTAGATGAAACCACGCTGGGTACGGCGCTTTTTTTAGAGCGTAGTTACTGGGAAAAAATGCAAACCGTCATCGCTAACGGCATAGGCAAGGCCGTAAAAGGGCAATAATGAACCGGCTAGAAAAACTCATTTTTAGTATTGGCTTAATCGATAAGGCCAGCGGCCCAGCCAGCAAAATAACATCGAAACTAGACAAGCTATTTCAAACAGCGCGCGCGGGTATGGCGAACATGGCTGCCGGTGCTGCGGGTTTATTTGCGGTAGGTTACGGTTTAAAAAGTTTTCTTGGCCCCGCCATAGAAATGGAACGCGCCCTGGGCGAAGTGCGCAGCCTGGGTGTGTACGGCCAAGCCCTGCAAACCCTGGAACGCACCGCCTATACAACGTCTATTCAATACGGTGGTTCGGCCAGCGAATTTGTGCGCGCCTCTTACGACATACAAAGCGCTATTGCCGGTTTGCACGGTAATGAATTACCCGCGTTTACCCGCGCCTCTGCCATTTTGGCGAAGGGCACTAAATCGGATACCGCCGTTATTACCGATTACATGGGCACCATGTACGGTATTTTTCAAAAAACCGCTACGGGCATGGGCCGCGCCAAATGGGTAGATATGCTGGCCGGGCAAACGGCAACGGCCGTGCAAATGTTTAAAACAACCGGTGGCGAAATGGCCGCCAGCTTTGCCAACCTAGGGGCAGAGGCGCAAAGCCACGGCGTAGGCATGGCTGAACAAATGGCCATTTTGGGCACGCTACAGGCGACCATGAGCGGCACCGAAGCAGGCACCAAATACAAATCGTTTTTAGCCGGTGTAGGTAAAGCGCAAGACACCTTGGGCATGCAATTTACCGACAGCCAGGGCCGCATGCTGCCCATGCTGGGTATTCTCGAAAAACTGCGCGGCCGGTTTGGTGCTATTGATACCGTTGCAGAATCCGACCTACTGCAAAAAGCCTTTGGCCGAAAAGAGGCGGTAGGGCTTATAAAATTATTAATGCAAAACACCGACGGCCTAGCCAACAGTATTGAAAACCTGGGCAATGTTACCGGGCTAGAGCGCGCGGCAAAAATGGCCGCCGAAATAGCCGACCCCTGGGAACGCTTAAGCGCCGCCGGTAGTGCTGCAAAATCAACCCTTGGCCGCGTACTGCAACCGGTATTAAACCCGTTAATAGAAAAACTGATTGCCGGTGGTGAAACCATTGTGCGCTGGACAGAATTATTCCCCGCCCTTACCCGCGTAGTGGGGGCCGGTGTGTTAGCTATTTTCGCCATGATCGCGGCCGTGTCTACCTTGGCGCTGGTGGGGGGCATTGCCCAACTTGCCATGGCCGGGTTGGGGTGTGGCTATGGTAGCGGGTCAGGGCATTATGTTTGTGCTTTCGGGTGCAATGAAAGCCGTAACGTTGGCCACCTGGCTATTCAATGCCGCGCTATGGGCCAACCCCATAACCTGGATAGTGGCCGCCGTTATCGCCCTTATTGCCGTAGTGGGCGCACTGATTTACTACTGGGACGACGTAACCGCCGCCGTGGATAAGTTCACAAAAAAAATTAGAACGGCGTTCGATCTGTTAACCGGTAGCAAAGCCTACAAGGTCATGAAAACCATTTTATCGTTTACCCCCCTGGGGCTATTGGGCAAAGCCGCAAGCGCTAGCGTGAATCTTTTGGGTACAGCTACCAGCGAAACGAATTCCATGCGCGTAGCGGCGCCCGATTTACAGGCGGGAAAGCAAAATACGCTACCCGATGGCGGTATTGCCAATACCTTGAACCAAAACCGGGGCACACATATAGAAAAGCTAGAAGTAAACACCACGGGCGGCGTAAACGGTTTTCAGTTTGCCGATGAACTTTTATTGGCGGGTGGCTAAATGCAAAACCACCTAGACCTATTAGTAAAAAACGGTGATTTTGCTTTTGAACAAGGCGGCGCCATGCCCGTAGCCGATAGGCAAAGCATAGGCCAAGACATAAAGCACCGCATTATAGAAAGCGGCCTATTAACGCAATTGGTGGGCCAGCGTAGCCGCTCAAAACAGGCCGGTATTATTAACCAGGTGATTATTGAAGTAGACAAAGACCAACGCCTAGAACCTGGCACCGTGCGTATTTTACCTGCACACAATAATACCTATTTATTAACCGCTAAAACCCTGGAATATGCCAGCGTAGAGGTTTATTTGTGAGTACAGAAGCGTTTGAAGAATTGGCCGAACAGTCGAATATTCCCAGCAATGAAGCGGGCATGATAGCCGCCTTTGATGAGATTCGAGAACAAGAAAAAATCGATATAAGTAACGCCAGTTTGTTTTCACCGTTTTGGCGGTTTGTGCGGGCCGTAGCCGTAGCCCCGGCCCTGTGGTTTCGCGCGTTTTTGGTAGCCCAGGTATTACCCCAAATGTTTATTAAAACCGCCACCAAGCATTTTTTAGACTTGCACGCCTGGGCACTAGGGTTAAGCCGAAAAGCGGCGGTATTCGCCGTGGGTAATATTACCTTTTCCCGCACTGGTAGCGCGGGCGCTGTACTCATTCCAGCGGGTACACACATACAAAGCGTGCCGGTGAATAACCGCGTTTTTGTTTTAAAAACGTTAGGCGATACGTTATTGGCCGACGGTGAAACCAGCGTTTTAGTAAAAGCACAAGCCCTGGGCGCGGGTGCGGAATACAACCTGGCAAACGGCAGCTATAGCGTATTGCCCGAGCCACTACCGGGTATAGAAGCCGCCGCCAATGTTACCGATTGGTTAACCACACCAGGGGCCGACGAAGAACAAGACCAACAACTACGCGAACGCTGCCGCAACCAGTACAGCGCCATTAACCGTTGGCACACCGACGCAGTATACAAAGCCATTATTGCCAGCGTGGGGGGCATATCCATAGACAATATTTTTATGCAGCACAACGCACCACGCGGCCCTGGTACGGCCAACGCTTACATTATGTTGGAGTTCGGTACACCCAGCACGGTATTTTTAGCCGGTATTCAAGCGCGTATAACCGACGAAGAAAACCACGGCCACGGTGATGATTTGCAAGTAATTGCGATACCCGAAAACAACCAAAATTTAACCGTAACGGTGTGGGGCGTTAACGGCTTAACGGCCGAAGAGGCCGCGCAATTATTGGCAAACGTAGAAGCCATTACCCGTTCGGCTTTTAGAGAAAACGCCGACTACACGGTAAGTCGCGTTTACCCGCAATCGGTATTTTCCTTTTCACTTCTGGCAATAGAGCTGCACGCACTATTACCAAACCTGCAAAACGTGGCGTTTTCATTGGGCCACATAACCAGCGCTTTAGAGTTGCCACGCCTTGGCACTTTAACCGTTAACCCCGCTTAGGAGTTTTAACCATGGCAATTGTATTACCCAACGCCGCTGAACTTATTGCGCTTCTGGCGATAATCAACGAAGAAAACTTGGTGGTTCACATTTTTCAAAATAACATTACGCCGGGCGATAACACGACTTTAGCGGATTTCACCGAAGCCAGTTTTATTGGATATTCGGCGGCCTCTTTAGCCAGCCTTGATTTTGATGCAACGTCAGGCACAGAAGGCAGCCCCGCTGTAGCGACCTACAACGAAGTGATTTCATTTACCAGTACAGCCAACCAAGAGCCGCAAAATTGCTACGGCTATTATATTGTCGGGCAAACGTCCGGTGCGTTGCGCTGGTGTGAACGCTTTACCGACGCCCCTTACAATGTCGGTAACATTAACGATTCGTTTGCACTTACACCAAAAATTGAATTAAACACCGCGCCATAAAATAACACGGCTAATTTTTAGGGCAGTACGGTANCGAGNNCAANAATTGGATAACAGGAAAAAATAATGGCTAGTGGTGGCGCGGTACTGGGTGGCAGTGCAAAAATAAGTAAAACGAAACGCGCCTACCCTACAGGTGGCGTTACCGTGTTGGGTGGTAATACACAAATACGGCCAGATGATTTTACGTTTGAAGCGGTTACGGGCATGCTGCCAGGCGTTGACGTTATCGCGCAAATGGTTATTACCGGATTGCCCGAAGGTGTTTATACCACACTAAAATTAGCCGGTAACGGCTCACCACAATGGCGTAGATCCCGAAATGGAGGCTCTTTTATATCCTGGGTAACAGGGGATTCAGATAACTGCATTAACGGCGATGTTATACAAATACAGAACACCAGTGCAGCGGAAGCCAGCGGCGTTGTTAGTGCAAAGTTAACGCTAAACGGCAACGTTTCGGCTACGTTTTGGGTAACAACACACAGCGACCCGGCCGTAAATTTCGACATTGAAAGCCTTAACTTACCTACGGTGCGTGGTGCGCCCTGGTTTAGCGAGGCTGGCGAAGTTGGGATAACCGAAAGAGCCACCCTTACCAGTGATTACCCTGGTGTATCGGTACCAATTAATGTGGGCGGCGATAGTACGCGCATAAGCATTAACGGCGGTGAATTTGGTCTGGCCCCAGGTGTGTTACAGGTGGGTGATTCGTTTCGATTAAGTAACCGTGTAGGGAAGTGGAATATTGGCCGCAGTGTTTACAATGCAGGCGGTGTTGAATACGTTCTGTTAATGCTGCCAAAATCAGCCGAAATACTGTCTACGCAACTGTATGACGGCAACCGCTTAATTGTGTCCGTTGATTATCCGATTTCAAGGGGTGATGGTGGCACAGACGGCTTTACGCTAAAAAGCAACTATGGGCCTATAGAATTAACATTTGATGAATCACAAAGTGGCAGTAATTATATTGCGCTAGTGCCAGACCGTTTAGTGTATTCCCACGAAATTTTAACGCTTGATTATAGTAACCCCGGCAATACCGGTTTCGGCGCGTCTATTGTCTATTACTTTGACGAAGAAACCTATTTATTGCCGTTACTATCGTTCGAAAGTTTCGGGGTTCAGAACCTTTCCCATGATGTCATTCTTTCTCAAACGGGCGGCGCCATTCTATCCGGCGCTAGTGCGGTATATAAGCACAAGCACTACCAACCAAAAGGCGGCTATAGCCTAGCGGGTAAAGCCACAACCGCAACGCAAAAATACATATTAAGTGTTCTACGCCTTAGAGCGGGCGGCGCTGCTTTTTCCCGTAAAAATAAAAACTATACAGATGAAACCCTAGCCCTTTCGTTTATCACGCTGCCGGTTTGGTTAAACCGTGGCAGCGTGCGAGCCATGGCGCGTTGGCTAAATGCCTGGTGGCAATTAGTTTACCAGTGGGTGCAATCGCCACTTAATCAAATAGACCCGGAAACCTGCGGGCTGGCTGTTTTAGGTTTGCTAGCCTGGCAACGCAATATAGACCGCTTCGACAACGAACCCGAAAAGCTTTACCGGGCACGGGTTAAATACGCTTTTGTAAATGCCATAGACGCGGGCAGCGTAGCGGGCACAAAACGCATTTTTGAACGCCTGGGCATTGGTCAAATTGACATTAAAGAACGGGTGAACGGCAAAGATTGGGACGTGATTGTGTTAACCATGGACGATTCCCAATACAGCGAAAATGTAACGCTTTTGCAATGGCTAGTACAAGCCTACGGGCGAACGTGCCGCCGTTATGAATTTAGTGTAAACAGCCCAACCCGCGCCGGTATTGCCGTGCATGAGTTTGGCACAGAATTTAACTACGAGGATGCCGCCTAATGAGTGCAGCCATTATTACCAACGCCGGTTTGGCGGCGTTCGCGCTAAACGCCGCCAACGGTACAACGCTAAATATAGACCGCTTTCTACTGGCGAATATTGCGGGGCTAGACCCCGACACGGCGGCGAACCCGAACGAAGCATTGCCCATTGTGGCCGATAGGGTGGGGGAGTTTCCGGTTTCCTCTAAAGGTTACGTTACCCCAAGCCAGGTGGTTTATTCTTTATTGTTAGACCCGGCCGTAGGCGATTTTCAGTTTAATTGGGTAGGCCTACTGGCCGACGATGACACATTGTTGGCCGTTCGCTATATAAACCCGGTAGAAAAGTTTGCCACCAACGGCGGCGATTTGGGTAATACCCTGGTGAGAAACTTTTTACTCACCTACAGCGATGCCCAAAGCATAACAAACGTAACCGTGGAGGCTAGCTCTTGGCAGTTCAATTTTGCGATTGTAGACAACCTAACCACCACCGATAACGCCCGCCCACTTTCGGCGCAACAGGGCGTTGTATTGCGTGAATCAATCGAAGCGCTGGCCGCTGCCGAGCACAACCACGACGGCGACTATTCGCCCAATAATCACAACCACGACGCCCAATATTCACCCGCTAACCATTCCCATGGCGACCTGGCGAATAAAACCCATGGGCACAATACGAGTGATATTAGCGGGGTATTCGACCCCGGCAGCCTGCCCAACGGCTCAGCCTGGGCCAGGGGCATTCTGTATAAGCCGTTGTTTTCCAATAGTGCGTTTTCTGGTTATCACCGCTGTTTAGAAACCGGCATGATTATGCAGTGGGGTTTTATTTCTGCACCGCCAGACACCACCAATTCCTATGCGTTCCCGTTTACGTTTCCCAATGCGTGCCGTAGCCTGGTAACCGATGTAAAGCGAGACTCCACGGCGGGCACGAACCAACAGGGGCTTTACGGTTTTACAGACGGGAGCTTTTCTTACGATAACTTGGCCAGCATTTCGACGGCCTACGTTCGCTACATTGCCATAGGGTATTGAGCATGCAAAAAATACAGCTATATTTTTCAGCGGAAAAAAAGCAATTTTACAACAGCGATGCACACAAAGAATTCCCGAAAGACGCGGTTAAAATTTCGGAATCCAAATGGCATGCGCTACTGAAAGGCCAGAGCGAAGGAAAAATAATTGTAGGCGATGCCAAAGGCAACCCAACGTTAAAAACCATGCCAGCGAAAAACATTGAAGCTGTTAAGCGTTTAAAAATAGCGCAAATTTCGGCTGGTGCTGAAAGCGCCCTGTTAAAAATGGCCGCTGCCTACCCCGAAACCGAGCGCGCAAGCTGGAGCGAACAAGCCCGAGAGGCCCGTTTGATGTTGGCCGGTGAAGAGGGCGCGGTTTTATTGCCCGCCATTGCCGCCGAACAGGGTATAAGCGTTACCGCACTGGCGGCAAAGGTGATTGAAAAGGCCACCGATTACGCGGTAAAAACCGGCGCCATCATTGGCCGTTGTAACGCCTTAAAGGCCCAAGTAGAAAACGCCAAAAGTAAAACAGCCGTGCAGAATATTAAGGCCATATTCTAATGGCGCTTTTTCTCGGTGATTATGCGTTTCCCAGTGCCGAGCTAATGGTGGGCGCCAGTGCGCAAATAGACAGCGAAGATTTAAGCGGCGAAACCAGTAACACCGATTCGGCACACAAGGGTATTAAGCCAAAGGTGGTTAATGTGTCGTTTTTGGTTCGCTTTACCGATAGCCGTTTACTTACCGAGTTTTCCAATATTGTGCAGGCCGTAAACGATAACGGCGAATTGGTTATTTATAACATTACCAACAAAACCGCCAACGCCCTGAATATTCGCCAGGTGCGGTTTAGCGGTAATTTTCGCACCAAAGAAGACGCCGAGCTACAGGGCTGGCGTGTTAGCTGTAGCCTTTCCGAGTTTGTGAGTGTGCCCGAGAAAAAAGAAAACAGGTTATCGGCTATTGCGGCCCCTGGTGATACGGCAACGGCAGAACAAACCGCCGAGGCCCAAGCCCAAAAAACATTGAGTACCTTTGAAAAGCTACTTGAAAAAGTAGATGCGGCGTTGTCGTGAAGCTACATAAAGCACTCACTATACAAGGCGCAGAACATCACCTGGTTAGCCACAATGTGCGGTTAAGTTTGCGTTCACCCGGTAGCGCTTTTTTTACACTTTCAACCATCGAAAAACCGACCGGGTTGGTGCAGTTTTATTGCGGTTATAAACTCAATCATTTGCAGCCCTGGTTTACCGGGTTTATTGAAACCGCGACCAAAGTTAACGAAAAAACGTACCGTATTTTTTGCCGTGAATTATCGGCCGTGTTGTTTTACCGGCTGCCCTTAGCCTTGCGTAGTGTAACCGTAGGCGGCGTACTGGCCGCGACAACAGAGCAAACGGGCCTGGTGTTTACTACCCCAGAAGCGCGCTATACAAAAGCCGTAGCACCGGCCTTTTATAACCTGGGCAATGGCTACCAGGCATTAGACAACCTAGGCCGTGTATTCGATTACCCCATGCCCATTTGGCAGCAATCCCCAGGCGGCGGCGTATTTGTTGGCTCCTGGTCTGACACGGCCAGCGCCCGCAAACCCGTAGAGGTGCCCAGTAGTTGGGAGGTAATAGCGGCCCAAAATAGCGCCACGCT